CCTGTATTTAGTTTAATAGTTTGCTTACCGTTGGTATTAAAGTTTTTACTTTGACCTTTGTAGATGTTATAGTTTACTGATTCTGGACTTAAATTGTAATTAGTAGTATTAACACTAATTGAATTAGTTTGTGCCTTAAAGAACGTTATACTTTGCCATCCTCCTTTACTATTTATAAACCTACATTCTACGGGTGTATATTTACACTCTTCAACTTCATCTGAGTAAACTCTTATAAATTCACTTTCGCCTAAATAAGAAAGAAAAATAGTTTGTCTTGGATTGCTTCCAAATCTAAAAGGTATTTTATAATTGTATATTTCATCAGTTGTACCTGAGGGTAATATTTCAGCTGATTTAAATGGAACTCCTGAGTCCGTATTTGCGTAAAAAATCCATAGTGCTGCACTTGGTTTCTTTTGACAAATCAAATTAAAATAGCTACTTAAATTATATTGATTATATTGTCTGTAATTTTTATATCCATTACTAATTAAAGGATAAGCGGGTACAAGACTACCTCCTCCACTAGTGTCTACAATAGCATTAACTCCATCTACGTGACTTGTAAAACCATTTACACCTACATAAGTAGTCGTGTCAATTAAATTATAAACAGTCGATAAAGTATATCGTTTAACTTTAAACAAACACCATTCATTATTATCTTCAACACTTGGATTAGTCGATATAGTCGGTACAACATTATTAATATATTCACGTACAAAATTTGATACATTGTAATTAGTTTTAACATCTGAAGTACTAGATATTTTTTTACTTAGTGTATAGGTTGGTGTTGTAGGCTCATCACTTCCTTTATTCCAAATAAATAATTCTATCTTACTACCTAATTGAGCAGGCTCATTAACTTCTATTATAAAAGGACTTCTAACTTTTACTATTTTCATTTTATATCTTTTAAACTGTAATCAATTAATGTATCAATGTCTTGTGAAAATGCTTTCATTAAATCTGTATCTATGTATTTCTTATAAGCTGATTCAAATGGTTTTGTAAAAAACAAACTTGGTTTTATTCCTCTAGCCCAAATGTTTTTAGATAAAATTATTCCAATTGTTTTATAACTTCCTTGTTTAAATTTTCCCTTTTTATCCCTTAGTCTAAAATTCTTTTGTTTAGCCCATTGTTCTAAAAATTTTGATGGTGGTCTTTTTGTTTTAAAACTAAACGGACTATTTGGTGCCTGTTGTCCTCTTATCTTTGCATTCTTTGATACTTTAGATGGGTCAGCACCTTTTACTCCTAAGTCTTGAAACATTCCATAATTAAGCATCTTAAAACCAACTATCGTATAATCTTTTTCATTTACTATTTCAGCGTCTATACTATTGTAAAGTTCTTTAGTATTATTTTTTTTAGACTTAGATAAATTACTTTTAGCTTGTTGAATAACAACATCTCTAAACTTTTCAATTACCTTTTGAACTTCTAGCATATTGTCATTGTATTTGCAATCGCCATATCAAACGTATAAGTCACACCTGCTAATTTGTTTTCAAATCGTTCTACAAAAAATTCAATGTTTGGATTTCCAATTAGTTCATAATCATCTGCCAATGTTCCTCTTCTTAATATTTCTAAGAACCTATTAGCTACTGATAGCTGAGTATTTAATACATCTTGCTCATTGTCATTACCTAAAAATATATCTGTAACCATATCTTTGCTCTCATCCACAATATCCATAGATAAAATAGATACATTATAAACTAAAATGTTACCTTGATATGATACATTATTAACTATTATGTGACTTAATGGGAATATAGTTTGTTTGTTTAAATCAACTTTGAAGATGTCGCCTATTGTAACTGTATTTACGAATTTATCAAGTTCTAGTTGCTCTTTTATCTTAGTTGTTATTTCGTAGAATGTACTCATTTATTTTGTCTTTTTATTAAATCTGCTTCAATTTTATTCTTTTCTTTTTCAAATGTTAAATATGTCAAACATTGTGTTAACGGTAATTCTGAAATATAATCAAATCGTTCAAGGTTTCCTTTAGCGATAGCATAGTATGAAGAGTACCATCCCCATTTCCTTCCAAAGTTTGTGACTTGAGAATATTCTGTACCTCCTGATTCTCCTCCAAATAAGTCATCGTACTGTTCAATAATTCGTTGCTTAAATTGTAAAAAAAAACATTAGCACCTAATACAACATCTAAAGGTGCGTGTTTCATTACATCACTATAAGTAATTGAGCCATTATATTTCTCAATCTCATACGTGCCATTTAAGCCGTTCTTTTTGATTGGTCGATATAATACTGCCATTGCTTTATGCATTTGCGTCCAATCGTTTAAATACATATCTAAATCAGTATATTCACCAAATGAGATATCTTCTAAGTTAGGTATGAATCCAAATTCAACACCACCCATTTTAAATCTATTAATGAACTTATGGTTTTTATTTTCAAACATTAATCCAAGTGATGCAGTAATTTCAAGCACATCCTTGTACCTTATTTCAGCCACATCTTTTAAATCAATTCCACAAAATATCTGAACCATCTTTTGATGCAATAGTTCATTATCAATATTACCATCAGCTATTTTCAAGAACTTTTGATACTGTGATAATTTTATTTCACTTAGTTTTGTTGGTATGCTTATCTCTAATTTCATTATGTTTTTTTTATAATAATAACATTTAGTTGAAATTGTAATAAACAAAAAAAGACCTACATTTCTGTAAGTCTTAATTCAACCAAATTTAATAACCAATTAAACTATTTCTTTTATATCTATTTTGTAACAACTAAAAGAACACCAATCTTTAAAAGACTTAATAGCTTCTTCAGGTGTATCACATTCTATAGTTATTGTTTCAAAATCTTTTTCATCGTTGTATCTATACCAACCTTCAATTTTAAATGCTTTCATATCTTTTTTTACAAATATAATTATTAATAACGTTCTATTTGTGTTTTAACAAAACTTTAACATTTGAAGTATTGGTTAGCTACTTTAAACATAGCTTGCATTTTCTTTATTTCACCTATATTTCTTGGTAAATTAATTATTACTTCTACATTCATAACGTGGTGAATGTAGCATTGTATCTCAGCAATCATTTGTCCGTATGTCATTAGTAAATAAAGTAGCTTCCTTTGTTTGGGTTTTCTAGTTGGCTCATTATAGCGTATCTCATTGCATCAATTGCGTGGTTGTATGCGTCAATAGGTTTATTCATTTTTACTCCTGATTTATCTGTTAGCCAAATATAGTTACGTAGTTCGTTAATTAAATTTTTACTTCGTGATGTTACGTATATTTTATTTTGATTAATTAAATTAAGCCCATATACAATACTATCTTTTCCTTTTGATACAGGTAAGATGTTATGACCATAACTATTCAACTCAGCTATTGATTTTGGTTCTGCTGAATCTGCATAAATTATATCTTCAATACCATTTGATTTTAACAAATTAGATATTTCACTATTCAATAAACCCTTTTTATAAATTACCTCGTCAAAAATATAAGCATCATTGTACTTATACATAGTAACCAATGAAGTTGGGTCATTTGTATATCCAAAATCCATTCCATAACATAAGATTCTAGCATCTTTAGGTAAATCTATTTCTTGCCAATCAGTTATACATACACCTTCTAAACTTCCTGTTTGTCCTAATCCATAAACTTGCCACCAATTTGCCCAATATGTAGATGTTAATGCTTTAGTCTTTGCAGTTTCAATCTCTTTTACAATTGTATCCGATAATGCTTCGTTGTCTAAATATGTCAATGTAATAAAATCTACATTTGGTTGAGTTAATATTTCTTTATCTACCCAGAAAGTTGATGCAGGATTGTAATCTAGCCATACATCTCCGCTCGTTCTAATTGCCATCTGATAATAAGCATCGAATTCTATATTATTACACTCATTAACGTAAAGAATGTTTCTTCTTGCCCCTCTTAACTTGTCAGGTTGGTCAGCACTAAAGAATTCAATGTACGAACCATTTGCAAATGTATATTTTAAAGTACTTTTATTAAATTGGTCATCCTTATATCTATTCAATGCCATCATTATTTTAAGAAAGTCTTTCAATGCACCTCTACGCAAATGTGGAATAGATTCAGATACAACACTAATCTCTAATAACGGTTCTTTGATAGCTTTATCAATTAACAAAGGCAATATTCCAAATGTTTTCCCTGCTGATGTTCCACCTCTTACAACTTTAATACGTTGCTTTAAACGTGCTAATTTTTTAATTGCAGTAGTCAATACAAATTCCATATTATAGTTCTTTAAATGTCATCTAAATCACCTATGTTAAATATAGGCTGCTCATTTGTAACTGTTATTTCTTTTGTTTCTCTTGGTTTACCCGCATAGTAATTATAAAACAATTGTGTGAATTTAAAATCTCCTTTTTCTAAACCTTTTTCTAATGCTAAAAAAGCTAAAGGCTCTAAAGCCCCTAACTTTTCTAACAATTGTACTTCTTCAGATTTAGATTTACGACCTGCGTTTTCTCTTTTACCTCCTCTGTTATTTTCCATTTGATATAATTTGATTATTCATAACATTAAAATAATAACTTTTTCTTATAGTTGTTTACCATTTAGT